AGTCTTTCATAAACTGGTATCCTTCATAGTATCTTCTATTTTCTCTAAGGGCATCATCTACATTAATATCATCTTTATCAGCTGCTCTATTTAGTCTGTAAGCATTTTCAGGTACACATCTACCTACCTTTGGATCATAGATATATCCCGGACGACATGGCATAGCAACTTCATCAGTACCCTCAACATCTTCTACAATATAACCCCCCATTTGATATTGTTTGATTTCTTCAGGGGTAAGTTCTAATTCAATAGCTTCTTTAGGTCCTTCAGGTAGTACTGGCTGAACTACATTTGTTGCATCAGGAATATTAGCCAATGGTATAGTAATTTCTTTCATTGGATCAGTTGGTTCTGGAATTTCCATATTGTTGATTACATCTACTGTCCACTCATTTCTTTTAGTAAGTGGTTTGCCTGCACCATATCTTTTATGTTGGGCAAGCATCTGTTCTTTATTTCCTTCTACTACTCCTTTAACAAACTTTGGAAATCCAGAAAGAGTACCTAAATTATACTGGTAGTCTATTAGTAGCATTTGTGAATCTTGTGGAAGATTATCAAATGTACCAGTACCAAATTGTTTATCTACTTGTTTCTTAGCAAGTGCTTGGTTCTTTAATACATCTTGTTCTTGTAGTTTTAAAGCCTGTTCTTCTGTAATACCTTTACGTAAATAGGCATCACTAGGGGTAAGCTTATGACCATATGCAATAGTATCTGCACCACCTTCTAAACTTACGTGTGGGTACCACATTCCATTTCTAAAACCTTTTCTAACACTATTCTCCTGTTTTCTAAGATCAGCAAGATATCTTTTCATGTGTTCAGGATCTAGATCAAAGGGAGATGCTGCTGCACCACCTATTTGATATTCTTTTCTATAAGATGGATCTGGTGTTACTTCTTTATAATGTTCTGCAAAGTACTGTGCATCATCTGGATTATCAAATCTTATTGCTTCTGCAGACTCAGGTCCAAAGTCACCAAGCATAAGTTGTCCATTAACATCTTGTATTAATGGTACAGCATACTCATCCATACTAGCCATGTAATGAGTACCAGTTACACCATCACCAAAGTCATAAGGTTGATCTGGAGCAACTACCATTCTTTGTGCTGCAGGATTACCATGCATGTAAGCATATGCTAATCTTGCTTTCATCATAGCATTATTAGCATCATCAATAGCTTCCTGTGTGCTTATACCACCCTCTTGATAATATGCAGCATTAGGATCAAATACTTTTCTCTTTCTAGACTTTGGTTTTGCAAAGAGATAGTTTTCAGTAAATAGTTTATTAGTGGCTTCTAAGCTTCTTGAAAATTTTTTAGATGCTAGACCTTTTTTACTTGGCTTTGGCATCTTAACCAAACTCTTAGGTGTACCACCTCTTTTCATTTGTGGATTATCATCTACATTTTGAACATTCCAGTTACTATCAAAATAAATTATTGATCCATTTTTAGTTTTAACTGTTTTAGCATTTAATTCTTTTGCTTGCTTTTTCATTGCTTCCCAATCTGGAATCCAATAACCTTCAGCATTAAATGATCCAGCATCTTCAATAACAGGAACAGTTCCACCATCTTGCATTTGTGGATACTCATCTACATAGTCTGCTCCAGGAAATACATAATCTTGTCCTGGATACATCATTTGTGGTTCTCCCATATTAGGGTATGCCATAACAGGATACGGTACACCCTGCATTGTTATAGTATCAGATGGAATTCTAGTTACCTCACCTGGATGTGCCCATTGTCCTTTTGGATCTACAATAATATTTTTTGGTGCTGCAAATCTCTTAGTCTTATTTAATTCTCTAGTAGCTTTGCTTAGTACTTTTTTGTTACCCATTATCTAAGAGATATTTGATTTTTACTATTTACAATTTTTAAGATCATGTTAGTATCTGAACTATCTTCTTTAATTAAAGTTAGGTAATTTAAGTAATGTCTAAACTTCTTTCTTTGTAGTTCAGATTTATTATAATCCAAGTTTGTTGGGTTAAGAGTTCTCTTATAACCATTTGATTCAGTAAACCAAATGTTTCTATCTGCATAATTACCCTGTAATACAGTAGTACCTGGGATCACAGGTCCTGTTGGAGGATAATCTGATCCTATTGGGAATTCTGATCTATCTCTAGTAATATCCCAAAACTGGTTAAATCTATACTTGTTCTCTTCTTTGCTAAATAGTATATCAAAAGAAGCTAGGTTAGATTGATTTAGTTTAGGGTATGTTTCACTTAATGTAACATTATTCTTAGGAAAGATATTAAGATTTAAATATCCAGAAACCTGTTCTGAGTTATATACTATAGCTCTATCAAAGTTATAATCTAATACATGAAAATGGTCAATACAGTTTTGTTCTCTTCTTCTATAACATTCTAGAATATACTCAATAGATTTAACTGTTGTTACAGTTTGACCTGTAATGATTGGAAGTTCTACTTCAAAAGGATATTGATCACCATAGAAGTTACAGAAACTTGAACAACCTTCATTATGTTTCCAGATACCATTCTTCTTGGTAGTAAGGAATACATCTTTTGTACCCATACTAAGATCTGGATGCCAGTCATGGAATGATAACCAGAACTCATTTTTAGGGTCATAACTTACAGTCCATGATGCATCTTCAAATAGTATTGGATTACCTAATTGATATATACCTGGTTGAACAGTTCCATTAGCATTTTGTATTTGGAAATAATCTCCCTGTCCTTTTTTAGGACCAGATGTAATTAGTGGTACATAAATAATCTGACCACTAAAGTTTGGAGCTTTCCATTTTTCTAGTAACTGATAGTCTCTTTTAGAGAAATATAGAATACTATTTTCATTATCATATAAAGACTGGCAACCAATACCTGATACAGGATTATCCTGATATGGGTAATCTGGAAAGTCATTAGTTAACTTATAAGGTAAGAAGTTATTAAACCACCATTTTAATCCAATCTGAGAGATCTCTTTTAAGTTACTTCCTAGTGAGAATATCTTAGCTTGGTTTTGTGAGATATAATAAATACCAGCAGGAGTAGAAATTACAGATAATCTATTCTGAGATGATCCGTATTCATAGAATGGATCTGAGTTAATTACAGCTTGTCCTGGTTGACTAAATAAGCCACCATCTCCAATAGTAATCTTTGTTCCAAGATCTGTTTGTAAAGTATCTACACCCTGGTACATTAATGGACTACTGTTCTTAAATGTAATTACAATACCATTCTTATTAATAGACTTAACTCCTGATATCTGGGACTGGAATTCCTTGTAGTTGTTTACTAAGAATACAGACCAACTATCTTTAAGAGCTTCTTGTTGCTGTGGTAATGAATATATAATTCTATCTGGATAGTAAGTATAACATAACTTAGCTACGTTAGGATTATAATATCTACTCTGCAAATTACCGGATGAGAAGTACTGACTAAATGCTTTGGTAATACTTAGTGAATAGTCATATCTATATTCATTACCTCTAGTAATAATTTGCGGATCCATATTAAACATACTAACAATATCAGTATATCCATATGGGTCATAATATTTTTCTGCTTCTGTAATACCTTGTATTCTGAAATCTACAAGTACTTCAGATTCTACAAAGAAGTCTCTAACAGAAGATACTGCTAAATAGAAATAACAATCTTTTGGTCTAAATATTCCTGGATAGTTTCCAGCTGTACTGTCTCTGTAATCAAAACCATCATAGTCCATTTTATAGAACTGTGTAGGCCTCCATCCTGTACCAGGAGCAGCACCACCACCAAAGAACTGAGTAAATATATTTGAGAAATCAGATATATCATACTTAGTAGAGTTTACCCAGAATTTTGGTTCCGGTATCATTTGTCTAAGTATGTAGTTAAATTCAAATCCATCTGGTTGACCATACAACCAATCATAGAAGAAGAACATTGAATTCTTCTCAGTATATCTATTTACAAATGTATCTCCGCCAAAGAATATTGGTGTAAGAGTAATTTTATTTATAGTGTATTGAGTTCCTGTTGAACATGTGTACTGTTCTGGCCAGAGATGATTTACATAATAACTATCATCTAATTTTTGCTCACATGGAGTAATTACAATCTGTTTGATTGATTCCAACTGCCCATACTGATTTCTCTTTCTAAACTTAATTGCACCATAGTGACTGGCAATTGGTAGAGAAAACCCTGTAGATATATTATTATCACTAAAAGATGGTCCGGAAATATTACCCCAAGCATTACCTTGTCCAGAACCATTGTTGTCAAAGTATGACATTGTCACAAGTGACTTATCATAATATCCACCAGATGAGTTTAAAATAAACTTAGGACCTAAATCTACTCCGGCAGGATATGCTGGTTGGAAGTATGGACCACTTAAAGTTCTTAAAACTACTGAGTCAGATCTTTTAAGATTATTAATGGAGTATCTTTTATTAGCTACCACCGGCCACTGAGATTGATAATATGGTACTTCTTGTATATTACCTCTAATATAAAAAGCATCATCAATTTTTAATCTAGTAACATATGGTTGAGAAGCTCTTTGAATAAAACTTGGAGGTAAGAAACTATCATATAAACCATGTGATATCATCTGCAGTGCATACTGATCAAATGGTAAGAATGCATATATTACTTGAAGAGTAGCATCAGCACCTTCAGAAAAATAGTAGAAGAACTTATTAAGTGCACCCAGTACGTTACTAGCTAGTTGAATAAGAGCATTGTTAGAACCTGACTCAAGAAGACTAGCCGCAGATACTTCTACATCAATCTCTGGAGCAGTAAATGTCCCACCATTTTCAAAACCTACATTATAATTAAATTCATTGAAAATTTCTGATAGACTTGGTGTATTAGGAAAACCAACAATACTACTTATAAAATTACCAGTAAAATAATTATTTAATCTACTAAAGAATGAACCTTGTGGACTAAGAATAGGGTTATTTGGAAATTGTGGGTTACCTACGTCTTGTTGTATGTTTAAAGTTGTGTTAGGATCCCAATTTCCTGTTGTACTAATGCTACCACCAAGAGTAGGCGCAGTAGCAAAAGTACCCTGAACATCCGGAAATAATTGTTTTGTAAAACTAGCACCAGGTTGTTTTATAGTTTGTTTACCAGTAAGAGAAACAATTGCTTCTACAAATCCAATAAGTAGTGCAAGTCCCATAGCAGCATCACTAATAAGTTTAAACTTAGGATGCTCATCAGGATACTTAAACTGTTGTGCTGAATAACCACTTAGTGCACCATATAGTTTTAGTTCACTTCCTTCTAAGAAAGGAGTTCTAAACATTGTATCTGGTGAGTGAAAAGTATTGATTTCAATTGGAATAGTCTGAGTATATCCTGTATCTACTTTGATGTATGGATCATTAAACTGGAAGTTATCCTGACCAGCACTTCCAGTATTCATTGGAGACTTCAAACAGTTAAATGGATAGTTAGGATAAAGACCAGTTCTATTTCTTGCAACGTCTCCTTTAATCTTATAGGTTCTCATATTATTGAGCATACCTTTTGCAATAATAGATTTGTTACCTTCTCTAGATCCTCTTAATATTTCATAACCTACAATGCCCGGGATATCATTACCATCATTATCTTTTGGTAATGGAATTTTTTCAAACACTACACCCATCAATCTAATGTTTAGATTATTTGAGTCTCCTGGTACAGAAGCTGTACTTGGTCTATAATGTAGAGTATTAGCATTTAAATAATTATCTGGAAACTTATGATGTCTAATATTAAGACCACATAGATCATTAGGATAAATAGTATTTCCTTGTGAATCTATATAAGTTGCATGACCATCTGAACCAGTCCAGCAATGTACACTTGGATTCCATATTTCAGATTGATTATCTGGATATATCTCAGATGATTCCCAGTAACCCATTTCTCCAGAAGCAACTACTACACCGCCATCATTTGTAGTTGTACCAAGTATAGATGCAACACCATTTGTATTGGCTGTGTTATACATCTCAAATAGTTGATCTGAATCTGTAAGTGTATTTACATCATTAATATTATCTGTTCTCTCATTACCGGTTACTTGTGTAGTTGTTCCAGTAAGAGTGTATGTATAATCTTGTGGAGGTCTTCCTGGAATATGATATGATGCAGACTTGTCTCCGGTATTGTATACCCAACGGATGAAGAATGCATATACTTCATCTCTTAAGTAACTACCTTTATTACCACCCTTTACATAGTAGTCTGCAGGATATTCAACAGATACCCACTTAGCTCTAATTAAATTAGCAAGTGGCTGATAATTAAAATCAAATTTAGATCTTGGACCAACTCTTAACAAATAGTTATTTACATCTGTCATTTGATCAGATGTTTCATAAACAGGATTTGTAATAGGTATAAACTGTAATGGAATAGTAATTAAATCATCTTTAATCTGATCTAGTTCAATTACATTAGTTCTTGTAGAATATGTACCAATCTGTTTTGCTACAGTACCTTGATTAATATTCTGTACAACTACTAGAACAAACTCATCAAAGTTTTCTTGATCAGCTTCTACATTGATTGTAATAGCTCCTTGTAAGTCGTCTGGAAAATAAATTGGTTGAGTGTTACTTGGGGAAAAATAATCTGTAACTCTCTGACCCTTTATTAAATAAGCAATAACAGCAAAGTATGTTCCATTTCTAAGTGTTCCTCCAGACTCACCTCTTTGAATAGAAAGACATGGTGTTTGAACAAGTCTTGCAAGTCTAATGTGATCACAGTCTAATTCATTTGTATCATCACATGTAACACAGTTAGCATTAGTAGAACAATCTTGTACCCATGCTACTCCTGGCCATAATGTAAGATCACCTGTAGGATTAACATATTGATTCACTGCAGTATTATAAACTGCTTGTGTAGGGTTAGTAATTGTACTAAGTTGCCATTCATAGTCATTAGATGGCCAAGTTTGTGGATCACCAACATTTAAGAATCTATCTGGATTTAAACCATCTGCCCAATATACTTGCCATGAACAGTCTTCTCTTTCTCTAGACGATCCTGATATAAGAAATCTTTTATCAAACCCTAAACATTCATCTTGTACAATAGGTCTGTAAATACATCTTTCTTCTTCTAGTAGTCCAATCTCTGACATAACAGGTTTACCATTCAAAGCATGTCCTGCTGAATAGATTATCCACTTATCTGAATAAAGATGAATTGCACCAATTATGTAAACATCTGTTACAGCATTTGCACCAAATGTTGGCATAGTTGTTCCAACTGCAGCACATAGTATGTTTGATGCTTCATTAGATAAAGTACCTAAGTTACCTTCTGCAGTATTGTTAGTTGCATTGCGGGCATGTATCCACATACCTTCTGATACAAATGAAGGATCAGAATCTTTATTAAGACCCTTAACAAATGTATTAGTAATACTCTGAGATGTATTCTGTAATTTTGCCATTACATTACTCTTCTATTGTAGTCATTATTTCTATAGTTCCTGTAAGCTAAAGTATTTGGTGAATAGCTTTCAAACATGTAGTAATATTTACCATACATTGCTTTTCTATTAGCCCACCACATATCAGCCATTTCTCTGAAGTTTGGAGTATTGACAAGACTTAGTGCTGCATTTCTTGCAGTTCTTACTCTTTGCTCAATGAGTTGCATTCTTTGTGCAACATCTTCTCCGTTTAAATAAAGATTCTCCATGATCCTAGCCTTTAATGCATACTCATAGTATTCATTAAGTAAGTCATGATCTGGAACTAATAGATTACCATTTTCATCTTCCATTTGACCCTGATAGTTTAGATACACTTTACCAGTTTGGAAAGTAGTAAATAAGAACCCATCTTTAATCCATCCTTGATTTGGTGTGTTCCAATAGAGATTAGGACAGTCACATTCAATGTTCTGACTTGTCTTCATCCTTAGTGGAAAGAGTTGTGTATAAACTCTTGTAGTTCCAGGATTACTAATCACTTGAACAAGTTCATACTTATCACCTTTACAATTCATAAATACTCTTGGTCTTGTACATACATCTCCATAAGGAGCAAGAGGATTGTATTCTGTTGGAATAGGATTAGGAGCACATGTAGCAGGACAAGTATTATCCGGACATGCTGCAGTATGATTGCATGGGTTAGCATTACAGGTTGCACAGTTTACAGTTTGTGGTGCACATACATCAACGGTAGCTGGTGTCTCTACATATGGAACTTCTTGAATATTAGTTCCACCCACAAAACCATCATAACCAAGATGCTCTACAAACTCCCCACAAATAAAAGCAAAGTTAAATGTATAGAAGTCATCAGGTAATTTTACTTTACCGTGACATACATCTAAGATCACTTCTCTTTGTTGATTAATTCTTAAGCCAAGATCATAGTTAAGTTTCTTAACTAATTTAATCAACTGCTGAGGCTCTATCATATTTTCTAGAGCAAATGTATTTAGGTCAACAGTTACATCTTCTAACAATTGATTAAATGTTCTATATCTAAGTGTGTAATTGAAGTCCATTATCTAAGATTATTTTGACTATCATCTGCAGTATCTGATGTTACTTGTAATGATATAGTTAGTTCTTTAACTGTATATTGTTCAATTTCTGAGAACAAGTATTCTGGAAATGGTAATGGTTGGTCTTGTCTTATTAAACAATCATCTGTTGTACAAGTATCTGCTTGTCCTTCAAAGATTGCTTCTACTCTTACAGCATCCCAATCTACATTAGGAAAATATAAGTAACCATTTAAGTACCAGAAATAAATACTTCTGTTATATTTAAAGGTTGTAGTTTTAGTCATAGAAACCCAAGTACCAGGATCTGTGCGGAATAATTCTATAGTACCATCTATTGAAGACACTGTACGTATAATAGGACCAAAGGCACCATCTAAGATTGTAGGAAGCTTTTCTTTTGATCTTTTAAAGTAGCAACCTGAGTATACACCAATACAACCAGCCTCTACCTTATCTACATCAATTAACTCTACATAGGGTAGTACTTGGAAGATAGAACTAATTTTCATTAGTCTAAACTGATTGTCTTCTCTCTTTAAAAGAGTCTGGCCATACTTAGTTAATAGAAAGTATATATTTCTATCAGTTAAGAAAGCATCTTCTTTTACTGCTTTGAGTGTATTTCTAACTCTTGAGATTGCTTCTCCAATTGTGGTCATAG